AATGATACGGTAAACGGCTGTGCCGGTGTTGCAGGCGAAGCGATTGATGGAGTCCAGATAATCTTTCTTACTCCTGCTGGTGAGCCGTACCAGCAAGCGTACTACAGTAGTCAGACGACACAACGGGCTGGCTGGCTCGGCGTTGTATGTGATGATGGCACGAGTTTGCCACAGTACACAGACACATACGCCGGCATGTTTGGAGAACCACTCGATCGTTTGCAAATTGGCATTAGTTCCGTCAGTCCATTTTGATGCTAACAGCCGTCTGATCTATCCGGGTGAAAGCCTGTATATCAGATAACAAAAATAGCCTCCTACCAGTAATGGCGGGGGGCTTATTTTTGTGCACTAAATTATTAGCCAGAGAGAAGAAGTATTAATTATTAGCGGGCAATGAAATGCCACGGCTTAACATAATGCTTTTAGACGCTTCATCACACGGTACCCAGCCTTCGTTGATGCGGTCTTGCAAGTAAAACTTGTTATACAAAAATGACACCACAATATTTGCAATGGCCGATATAATCCCAAAACTAAAAATGCCAACAATATCTAACACAAGCATAATCAATAGCCACTTCCAATCACCACGAAACAGTGGTGGTAAAAATCCCCAAAAGAAAACTGTCCAAGAAAAACCTGCCTTAACTTGTTTGACCTGATTGGTCTTCGGATTTTTGATATTAACCATAGTAATTCCTCCAATAAATTCAGCTTTTAACGTCGATCAGTATTTGGACGTAATATTTTGCTGTGAACTGCTTCTTTGCTGATCACAATTAATATACTACCAGCAAATATAAAAAAAGCAACACCATTTAAAAATATTTTTCGCAAATAGAAAACTCACCTGTTGATTTTCATTAAAAGCGTGATACTATAGAAAATGTAGAAAGGAAGGAAAACAAATGAAAATTCAGGAAAAGGTACCAGTTTATTTGAAACATACGCTCCGCGACTTGCGAGCTCGTATTGGTTTACCGCAATCCGATGCGGCAAAAATGATGGGCGTAACTGGTCCCACTCTAAGGAAATGGGAAAAAGATTCATCCGGTTTGACAATGCAGCAAATTTGGAAGATCAGTAGAATCTACTCGATCCCCCAAGAGTATATCTTTTTTGGAAGCAATAAGGATTTCATCGAAAAGCTGAACGAGAAAAAGGAGGAAATTTAAATGAACGAATTAGTAATCATGCACAACAAGCAGGCCATGACGAGTAGTAACCGTGTGGCTGATGTGTTTGGCAAGGAACATCGTAATGTCTTAGCAACAATTGGGGGTATGCTTAAAAATCAGCAGACCCAGAACATGTTTACGAAAAGCACATACGTGAACGAGCAAAATGGTCAGAGCTATCCAATGTACTACATGAATCGTGACGGTTTCACATTGCTGGCTATGGGGTTCACCGGTAAGAAGGCACTTCAGTTCAAGATTAAGTACATCCAAGCATTCAATAGTATGGAGACACAGATCAAGACGGGATATGCCATCCCCGGTAGTTATGCTGAAGCATTGAAACTAGCAGCCAAGCAGGCTGAACAAATTGAAGATATGAAGCCTAAAGCGTTGTTTGCAGACGCAGTAACTACCAGTCATACAACTATCTTGGTCGGTGATCTTGCCAAGGTGCTCAAACAGAACGGTGTTGACATTGGTGCAAAACGGCTGTTCGCATGGCTACGTGACCAAGGATATCTGATCAAACGGATTGGTGCTGATTATAACTCGCCAACACAACGTGCGATGGAGTTAGGCCTGTTCGAGGTAAAGGAGACGGCAATCAGCCACTCGGACGGCCATGTAACAGTTCAGAAAACTCCAAAGGTAACTGGCAAAGGCCAGCAGTATTTCATCAACAAGTTTCTATAGACTAACGAAGCACAGACAGGCTGAAGTACAAAATCGGTACCTCAGGTAACAAAAAAGCCTCCTACCAGTAATGGCGGGAGGCTTTTTTGCACACTAAATCATCAGTCACGGCGAAGACATTGAATCAAAGTACAAAAGGGAGTCGCGAATCACGACCCCCTTCGGAATTTGTGATTTGATTAGTAGCGCTGAAAATTCAGCTCTACTTTTTAACACGGTTACCAATTGTTCACAATATGAACGCTAAGAAACAGCTTCTGAATATTTTTTTGAAATAATAGTTGACACATGGTAACACAGATGATATTCTTTAGATGTTCCAAAAAGGAAACGAAAGGAGGCAATCAGATGATACTAAATTTAAGACGTCTTCGCGCTGAACGTATCGCAAAAGGAATGAACCAAGACGAAATGGCTAAAGCTATGGGATGGAATACCCGCGCTTCTTACGCTAAACGCGAGAACGGTATTACAACAATTAGTGCTAACGAATTAGTAAAAATGGCAAGCATTTTGGGATACGGCGCCAATCAACTGGATCTTTTTTTCACGGATAACGTTACCGATAGATAACGAAAAGAATGGCAGCAGATTCATAAGGGAGGATGGAGTTGATGTTACAAACGATATTGTATGTTTTGCTGACGCCCACCGCGCCGTTCTGGCGTTACCTGCTATTGGTAGCGGCTGGCGTCATGATCGGTGCCACGGCGGTGGGCGGATGGAAGCAGTGGATTGAATAGGAGGAAAGCACATGCGAGATACAAAAGAGTATTGGCAAGACATTCACGATCAAGTCGAGAACGTGATTTACAAAGGGCATGCAGATCGTGGATGGGATTGGATGTTTCGACTTAGCTTGATCATGCTCAACAAATGCGCACAAAAAAATCCCGTAGCGCAAACTACGGGAAGTCAAAAACAAAGCAAATTAATTTATAACCCAAGTTTATCACGGAAGGCGGTCGATGACCATGATTGAACCAGATTGGAACACGGCGGCATTGAACGAGTATCAAAATCGCCAGGCACGACAAGAGGAAGATCCACCTCTGGATTGGCAAGGCCATCCGCTGGTTGATGGCGAGACCTACATTGAATATCACGACGAACTCGTCAACGAATATGACGTCATTGACTTCTTAATGAGCCTTGGCGCGACTGAATATGACTACTAGGAGGAACAGAATGGCTAATGAAATTGTAGCAAGTGTCAACAACCGCATCACTGAGATGCAGAAGAATGAAGCAGAACGTACCATTGGTGATTTGATGAACGAACACAATAAATTGATGTTAGACATCATTCGCGGCAACCACACACCAATTGCAAAGATGCTGCTTGCCGAGAACGAGAAGTTACGTGCACGACTAGCAAAAATAAGGGGATGACGTGATGACTAATGAAGTATACGAGCACATTTTAGCTGAAGTAAACCGTCAGATCGCGGTATATCACAAGGTTGCCACTGACTATGGGCCTAACAACACAGACCCTCATCAAACGTACGCCATGGGCCAAGAAGATGGCGCACACGCGATCCTATTTATTATCAAGCAAGCCATGAAAAAAGCCGCTGGCCCGCAGACCAACGACTGAAAGGAGAAAGAATTATTATGTCAACATTATACGACTTAACTGGTAATCGTGCAACCCTGCTTAACCAGGCAGAAGACGGCACGATTGACCCAGATGTACTGCAGGACACTTTGGATAGTATCGATGGAGCCATTGAAGACAAAGCCGAAGGATACGTTCAGGTAATTAAGCAGATCGAAGCTGATGCAAATGCAATTGATTTAGAAATTAAACGACTTTCTGATCGTAAGGCGGTCTTTCTGCACAATCGTGACCGTATAAAGCAATCATTAAAAGACAATCTTGAATACGCAGGCATTCGGAAAGTAAAAACGCCACTATTTACCGTAAGAATTTCTAAGAATGGCGGAAAACAGCCGATTTCAATCGATCAAGACAATTTGCAGGCTGATGTTTTCAAAATCAAGCGCGAGCCAGATATGGACAAGATTCGTGAACGATTGGAAGCCGGAGAAAAAGTGCTAGGTGCTGAGCTTAAGCCACGCGGTGAACACTTATTAATCAAGTAGGAGGAAAAATCATGCGAACATCAGAGAATATAAACGAAATTGCTAAGGCAATCAACTCATTTAGGCAAGCTGTCAAGCAACCAACAAAAGACGGTGACAACAAGTTTCTGAAGTCTCGTTACGTTCAGCTCGAGGGTGTCGTTGACGCAATCGACCGTGCACTTCCTGATACAGGGCTGGCATACACACAAGAAGTAGTCAGCGAAGGAAATCAAGTGAGCGTAACAACCTTGAATTTCCATTCAAGCGGTCAGTTCATCGAACT